CGTCCAGACATTTTTTGGAAGGGTAGACTTCATTCTGTTTACGCTACTTTACCAGCCGTTAAACAATACTCAAATGAAGAAACAAGTTGGACTAACGAAAACGCATGCGTTAATCAAGCAAACCGAATTGGCCGAAGATTTTACGATAGATTTAGATGCGATCCAGTAAATGTAATTCTTACGGGCACGTTTGGAAATCTTAATGACTTAGTGCTTTGGCCTGGGGCGCAAGAAATTACTTGGTCAATCACGGGGCGGGGTCCAGTTACTAAGATTATAGGATCTTACAATCATCCTTTGTTTGGGATGATGCCAGACAACAATCTAAGCTCTGGAAGTGTTACTTCTACTGCAACTACAAAAGTCGTTCATAGACCAGACGGAAGACTCAACATATCTTCTGCCCCTGTCGATGTTCGGCAAACTGTGTACCACGCAGTAATAACTGAAGTTAACCAATCAAGTGCTGCTCAAAGACCTTACTACAGTGCAGAAGCAGTTACAGACGCTCGAGTAGCAGTTGTAAACATTGCACCGAGAAGCGTCCACGATTCTGACAAGGTAGATATTAAGCCGTTGCAAGTTGGGGACTTCTGTATGATTGGGGTTTTGCCAAATACAGATGACGAGGGGATTGCTTCAAGAAACGTAGTGGTTAATCCAATTGCGCCAGGCATTAGAACTTTGAACGGAAACGGAAGTACGACCGTCATAAGTCAAAGATCAATGGTTCAGCCGCAGCAAAAATATCAAAATATAGATCCTGTATTCAATCCAAACGTGCCACAAGAAATAATTAGTTCGGCGGAAAAAGGCATAGATATAACGAATGGTATGTTTGGTCAATTTACACCAGGTCAAATCTACAAAGTAGGAACTGGTGAAGATGAGTTATCATTGGTTTTGTATGTATGGGAATACCCTTTGTATTCTGCATGCACAAGTGAACCGGGATTTCGCAGCGCCGGATTCTTTGGCGACTATATTGCAACAATGGGTAGGTATTAAATGGCACTAGCTACAGCAAACGCAAAAGGTTTGTACGAAGGTACGGATGAAATAACTCTAGTCCCATCGGAACCCAACGGGCTAAGTGTCGTTACGATGCTTCGAGTTGTAAACACTGACACTACAACCATTATTCCTATACTAAGAATTTTGGACGAAAACAAACTTGGACTTGATGAAGAGTATTTGAAATTGATACCCGACATTACTTTGCAAACATCGGAGTATTTGGAGTATCAAGGCGTTGTTTGCGTTCTTAGTCCAGGCCAAAGCTTGGTAACAAAACTTACATCTTCTGTTTCTGCTAACGAACCAGAGTGGACAGTAGTGTGGGCAAAGGAAACTTTCTAATGGGCGTTCAAGTATACGACAGTAGCGGAAGGCTAAAGACTAACTCTGTCACAACTATTGACAGCAACCAGTTGGGCCACCCAGGCTTTAGGACCGATCAAACAACTGATGGTTTTTACCTTGGTTACACAACCACGGGTAACGACGCTGGGATTGCTCACAATGCTGCAACTATGTATCAGCTCTGGTACATCCCGTACACGATTGCTATTGCCCAGTATGGGATCAATGGCGACGATGCTGGAAACACTGGCAGCTTGAAAATCGCCATGTACACAAACGTAAATGGTTTGCCGTCATCCAAAATAGCGGCAACTGAAGGGGCGATTACAGGAAACGGAACAGGCGATTCGTCTGTGGCGTTCGTGACAGCTCCTACCCTAACAGCAGGTTGGTATTGGATGGGGTCTCACATTGCATCTGGAGCAATCGACATTGAGCATTCGTACTCAGGCGCGGTAAACAACAGCAAATCTTTCTATTCACAACCGCTTTCCACATTTAACGCCGACTTTGGTTGTTACCTGGAAACCAACTCAACTTCTGATCTTCCAACAAACGCAAATGCTAATAGCAAAATGTCCGCAGGTTACGTTCCTCGAATCGGAATAAGGTTTACTTCAGCATGAGCAATTACAAATCAACAATGAGGTGTAGCCAGGATGGATCGGTCATCGAGATTATTGATGAGCGCGAGGTTGAAGCTGTCCGCACTTATCGTTTGTCTAGTATTCGTAAGCGAGCGGCCAGGCACATCGAAGAATTTGTGCCAGAGTTCAAGCAACGGAACATTGCAATGGGCATTATCAAGGGGGAAGAAAAAACATCTCTCCTGGCAAAGATCAATTCAGTTCGAGATTATTGCAATGGACTCGAGGAACAAATCAATGCGGTTGCCTGGGACGGAAAAGCGTCTTCCCGTGCGTCGGCATGTGACGAGATCGAATCCGTAGGTTGGAATTATGAGGGTTAAACAATGAAGGTGTGGCCGTATGATTACGACGAAGACTTTCAATTTAATGAACTTCGTGGAATAGAAGGCGATCCAGACACGAAGAAAATCCTTACTCGTCTTAGAGTCGCAGACGGTACTTTTAGATATGTCATCAGAACAGACGATGAAGGAAACAGAACACTAACAACGGTATCTGAGTCTAATGACTACGAATGCCCTGAGTGTTGCCCAGAAGACGATGGTGGAGGCGGCGGCGGCGGGGGTGCAGGATCGTGTAGCCCATGTTGGACGCCAAACAATTCAAACGGTTACACAGGGTTTAGCGGTTCATTTACAACACAATGTCAAAGAAACCCAGACGCTCACCTTCTAAATACATGCGCAAACTGTTGTAGTTATACATCTACGTTTGACGATCCGTGTTGGGGTGGAGATTACGGATATTGCATTGGTTGTAGCGCGTGTTACTCTGACATAAATGGTTACGCTGACGCTTCAATATGTGGTCAAACATACGGGTTTAACAGCCCAAATTTGTTTTATCAAACAAAGCTTATTGTTGTAGGAAGTGAACCAGTATTTGAAGAAGGCGCTGGGTATTGCGCTAATATGCAAGCGATTCTTGACGCAAATGCTTACGGGTCTTGTCAGTGGTATTCTGTTCCAACTGTTTCTATACATATGTCTGTATCTTGGAACGACAACAACAATGATGATTACGAGCATTATGTAGGTTGCCCACCATTTGTAACATGCGAAGATTGTACTAAACAAAGTCCTAATCAAACTTGTCCCCCTTCTGGACTATGCGTAGAGCTTACTGGAGAACAAAATTGTGGTGGGTGTAATGCTTGTTTTGGAACTGCATACCCAGGCGATGGGCAATGGGAAGCTACAACCAATGAAAACGGAGTTGGTGGAGGTTGCTGGATTCTAAGTATGTGGGCTAGGGAAGATTGCACGGCAAGCAAATGTACAGAATGGTGGGCAAACAAAAGGCTTTGTTCTGAACAAACTAATTGTCAGGGAGGAATGCCAGACGATATTGAAGAAATGAGGCCAGGCGTAGATTGTGAATGCAACTGTTCAGCAGATTCACTTGGATACGAACTGGGATATGGCTCTTGCTCACATTGTTCATCAGGATGCACGGCAAGAAGTGAAATGTATGGAGCAGCTTTGATTGTAAATACTGACCTTGAGGGTGCGTGTTCGCCGAAACCATACAACTTAAAAACCAAATGGGGTTGGGAAGGTGGTTGTGGTGACAATTGTGGCGGCGATGAAATGCCGTGTGGATATGGAACTGAAGAAGGTTGTGTAGACGAAAACGGAGATCCACTGCCCTGGGCTAGTTGCGGGACGCCTTGTTTCTTTGGCTATTCTTACGAAGCTTATTGCAAGGCTACATCGTTTAGTTTCATTTAGTCTGAATTGTTAGGGAAGAACAACAAACTATGTCCGTACCATTTAAATCTAATTTTACTGTTTGCGATGAAGTGGGCGGCGTAAATCAATGCGTCGAGCTGTTCTTTAATAGCAATTTGCAACTGCTTAATGTGTCTGAGCCATACGAAGCTAAAGAAGGAACAATTCCGGTTGTTCATCCAGATGGTTATTTGGTTGAAGTAGTAAAAATGTCAGATATGACTGACGAGCAAATAGCTGCTTTGACTCATAATGGAAAACCAAATGATGAAGCAATGGAATTTCGACCCGAAAGCGATGCTTGGCATTTGCGAGATGCCTCAACAAACGAAAGCGGTTTAAATAAACTGTCTCAAGGACAAGACGAGCCAGGTTGCACCGCATGCGAGCAACGCAAAAAAGAGTTGGAACTTCTAAACAATGACGTACAACACCAAAAAGCAACAAAGAAGAACCTTCTTAGTAGACTAGCTAAAGGCGTGCCAGGGCTGCTTAAATCTGAACTGGGCATTAACCAGGCGAGCTTAGAGGTGGTTGACAAACGGAAATCTATCTGTTTGAATTGCCCTGAAGGTATTTACAACTTCGGAGTGTGTGACGAGGAGCGGGGTGGGTGTGGTTGTTTCTTGGCGTCCAAGGTAACAATAGAAGGTGAGTCTTGCCCGAAAGGTCATTGGTGATGCAGGGATACGCAGATGCCAGATACAGCAAGATTCGCGGCCATATCGTGCGTTCACGTTGGCCCAGCTTCTAAAGAACGTCTCAGGTCGCTGGATTTCATACTTAGCACCCTGACGGATGATCAGAAGCACAACGGACCATTACAATCATTTGTGATGTTGGGCGACCTGTTGGATGCCCAGGCGGCGTCGGTTCACCCAAGAGATGACAACATCGAGCATACCCTCGAGGACGAGTTTCGTGATGGAGCTGACTATCTTGAGGCGATTAGGCGAGAGCTTCCAAAAAACTGTGACCTTATCTGGTGCTTGGGTAATCACGATTCCAACATCCTGGTAGCGGACGCTAGGCGAATTCAATCTGATCTAAGGTCATTGTGTGACTGGAACGCCCATGCCGAGCATGGCAAGGTGTATCGCAAGTGGCGACAGGTTCCGTACCAGAAGCCATCTATCCATGATCGCAAGGGGTGCTATGAGCTTGGCCAGGCGGTGTTCTTTCACGGGTTTGATGCCGGTAGCAACTCTGACGAACTCGAGGGGCTTCAGGTTGCTTACGCCTTGGGTGGCAATGCCCACAGGTTGATGGTCAGGGGTCACACCCACAGGCCGAAACACGTTACCCAGTGCAAGCGGAGTGCAAACGTGCTTCTTCCGTACTGGTACGCCAATGCAGGGACGGCGGGACCGATGGGCATGGAAGTCCCCTACATGCAGCGGAAAGATCAGAACCAATGGAACTGTGGCGTGGTTATTGGAGAAGCCAAGCTTGGACGAGTGGGGCGGATGAACGGGAAATGCTGGAGTGCCAGGACGGTGATTCGTGACCAATGACAGGTTCAAAAGTAACGACTCATGCGACGATCCCAAATTGTTCAAGTGGCTTGACATCACCAGTCAATCAGAACCGTGGATGTCGCTGGATGATGCCTTGGAAATGAAGCCTGCTGTAATGATGTCGGTTGGCTGGATTGTCAAAGAAACCCCTGAATACATCACGATTGCCAGCACCTACGACACGGACGAAGAGCTTGTTGGAGATGTGAACTGCATACCCCGCAAGACCATTATGGAAATCATCCCGGTGCGTCCGGTCAACATCTAGCCTTGCTCCAGGTGTAGCCATGAAGAATGTCACGATTCGGGGCGGCAAGTCACACGAACGCGAATACGTCGAGAAGTCTGTGGCCTGGTGCATTAGACGCCTAGGGCTGAACACCCTGCACACCCTGAAGGTGGCTGTGGTCATCAAGCCGTTGGACGATTGTTGCGGCTGGTGCAGGCCGGTGGCCGACTCCAACCGTGCCTTCCAGATCGTCGTAGCCAACAACCAGAGCCTCCGAAACTTCGTGATGACCGTGGTGCATGAGATGATCCATGTGAAGCAGTACGCAAGGAACGAGTGGCTGATTGACGGTGAGCCGGAGGCGTGGGGTAGCCAAGAGATCCTGACGGACGAACTGTGGCTTGCCGACGTGCTTTGATGGGCGCATAGATAAAGCCCCGTCTTACATGCCGAAGCAAAGCGGAGCGTGGGGAAGAACGCCGACAACGAGTCAGCGCGAAATAGATGTCATCATGCAGTCGCCTTGGCTACTGGGCGGTACGTTGCCCAGTCCATCGACCTGATGCCCTTGATGTCATTGATCTTGTCAAAGCCAAACCGTGTTTGAAGCGAGTCCATCAGTGCCATTTCCCATCGAAGATTATTCTTCTTGTCACTGACCTTGTACAGTCGTTTGTAGATGTAGTATTCGCCGTCGCCGCAGTCATCGGTTTGGACAAAGACCTTGGTTCGGGTCTTGGCCTTCCATTCCTTTGCGACCATGTGTTCGTCGAACATTTCGCCAAACAAGCCTTCCATGTTCAGAATCACGTCTTTGCCATTGAAAGTCGAAGTAAACCACACAATGTTGGCATCCTGCAACTTGTCTTCCAGTTTGCCATACTCAACCTCGTGACCGTGGTCATCAATCATCAACATCCCGCCGTTGCCGTCATCGCTGATGTGAGCGATTTGCATACCGTCGTGCCACACTTCGGCGTTGTATGCGTGACCTTCGTGGATCGGCCCTGCCAGGACGTTGACCTTCTTCAGTTCGATGTTGTTCTCAGCGACGAAGTTCTTGATTTCATTGTTCATTGTTGGCCCCTTTCAAGAGCGTTATTGACTACATAGATAATATCGGCTTTTCTTCTCTTGTGGGCCAAGTAAACCCTAAAAAGGCCCAAAATATACGATTTTCGTCTTTTTGTGGACAAGTGGGCTTTGTTTGACCTATATTGGCCTTCATGATATGTTTACTTTTCTGGCCTAGATATCTGATCATCGTTGGTTACGAGGTGGCCAGGACAGCTCTCTGTTGAAAGGGATTGTTGTGAGAATCATTATCGACATCTTTAAGGGCTTGTGGTTGGTGCTTTCGTTTCTGGGGAGACCAGCACCGCCAGATACAGACTTCCCCGGTCAGGATTGGTAAATGGAAAGCAGACCGACTCCCGGTACGATTGCCGGACTTATTTGGATACGCGATCACCTGAAGAAAACTACTCCGCCTGGGTGCGGTCTTCCGGTTGATGCGATGTTGTACATCGAAAGCATTATCAAGAAAGGGTACGTTCGTGGAAGTGACAGCAACAAAGAAAGTGGATTACGTCGAGTTTGAACACCAGGGCAAGAAGTTGTTTGCCGAAGCTGAATTTGTCTTCAATGTTGAAGTAACATCAGCCGCACCATACAGCGGAAACGATTATGAGCCGTCTGAATTTTATGTTCTCTTGACTGACGTTACAGACGGTGACAAGGAATATCCAAACATAGAACTTCGTGGCAAGGAGGCTCAGAACATTTTTGAAAGTTCTAACATCGACTTGTCTGAGGTTAGTGAAGATTCTTATGAAACAGAAAAGGATGACTACGATGACCACAGACGGCGTAGTAGTTATGATGATTGATTCGCCTAGCGGACAGTCTGACTCCCAGACTTGAAGCAACTGGTAGGCGCATGGATGCGGACCTACCAGTAAACCAAACGCATCTTTACCTTGAAGGGGTAAGCAAATGACTGAGAAAAAGACAACCAAGAGTAAGACAACATGGGGCATGTCATTGCTCCAGGCACAACGCGATATCGTTAGCGTCTCCAAAGACAGCACAAACGATTACCAGAAGTTTGATTACACATCAGCTGAACACATGATTCAGGAAGCAAGTGCGGTACTGAATGACAACGGACTTATTGTTTACGAAGAAGAGCAGCAGACCAAGGTAGACGGTTCTGGTCTGATGTTGGTAGACACCGTGTTTGTTGTGGAGCATCCCGAATCAGGAGAGTCAAGAAAGATGAAGAGGGATCTTCCGTCATGCCCAGGCAAGGGAAGGCCAGAAGACAAAGCCGCACTTGGAAGCGGAACGACTCTTCTTAGTTACTTCCTTCGCGGTCTTCTTCTCATCCCTCGAGTGGACGAAGAAGTTTGCTCAAGAGATGACACAGGTACAAGCCCGACTACAACAAGGGAAAACAGGAAGTCGGCAAAGAAGACTGAAGTTAAAGGCATCTATTCAAACGAGGTTATGAAGCTTGCCGATAAGTTGGCTTCGCATTCCGGCTGGCCTGGGAAGCACACCTTTACAGACGCCTTGCTTCTTGGAGAAGAACGAACGAAAAAGGCAGATAACGATTCTATGATTGACTTTCTTACATCATCAATAGACCGCCTGGACGGCAAGGAATAAATCTATGGCTAACGATCTCAGTACAATTACACTTGTCGGTCGATTTACACGCGACCCGGAAGTAAAGAACATCAACACAAACTCAGGCGATACGGCGTTGGCGAAGTTCTCGCTTGCCAACAATCAATACGTCAGCGGAGAAGATCAGGTTTCATACTTTGACTGTGAAGCGTGGGGACACACCGCAACTATCATTGATAAGTATTGCCAAAAGGGTAAGCAAGTGGCGATTAACGGATCAATCCGAATTGACAGGTGGGAAGACAAAGAAGGCAACTCCAGGTCGAAGCCGGTTGTTCGTGTCTTTGGTTTGCAGCTGCTTGGTTCAGAAGGATCAGGTGGGTCTAAGACTAAATCCAAATCATCACCCGCACCCGTCAAGGTAAATGAATCAGAAATCCCGTTCTAAGAAAGCACATCGCATGGCAAATACAACAATGCTAAAAGTCTCTGATGTGTCCGACATGCTTGGGGTAAAACCCAAGACGGTACGAAATTGGATCGCGGACGGGACAATACCGCCACCAGTCAAAATCAACAGTCGTACCCTACGTTGGGACGAAGATGTGATTAAGGAATGGATCAACAGCCGGAAAGGGGTAGTTGATGAGGATTCAACCAATTAGGCCAGTCGAGGCTACGGGCTTAAACTGTCGGAACCAAAACCCGGATACATCCGCCCAGGCGTTCAAGAAGTTTGTCGAAAGCGGAAAGTTGGAATCCCACCGTGAACGTGTGATTCGATCAGTGACATCCAGACCAGGCAAGACGGCTGGTGAGCTTTCCGAGATTTCCGATTTATCTCATGTTGAGTGTCAGCGGAGGTTGAGCGATCTGGCACGGGATGGCATGATTTACAAGCAGGGGAAAAGGAAGTGTTCCGTGAAGGGTTCCGCCATGTCGTTGTGGTGGCCTTGTCTGTAAAACACAACGTCCCCCGTGGTTGGAGCGAGAGGGACGTTGCGGAGAAGAATTCATGCCGTCAAATTTGCCGTACATACCGTTTAACATCGCTGACTTCTTGGCGGACGACAAGGTTGCCTTGATGTCTACCGAAGAGGTCGGGGCGTACATTCTACTGCTTTGTAGAGCGTGGCAGCAAGACAGACCAGGAGCAGTTCCAGATAACGACGAGTACCTTGCCGCCTGGACGAGACTGTCGCCGCTCAGGTGGAATCAGATCAAGGACAAGGTTCTGCTCCCGTTCACTTACAACCCATCGTGTCCCGGTGGCGAGTGGGTTCAAGAGCGGATGGCTCGAGATCACGCCGGAATCAGCGAGACTTTGGCTCAAAGGTCGGAGGCTGGTAAAAAGGGGGCTGAAGCACGCTGGAACAAGGAAAACATGCGACCGCAATGCGATGGCAATGCTAAAAGTAAAAAGGTAAAAGTAAAAAGAGAAAATACTACTAAGAAGCAGATGTTGGATTGGGATGAAGCTGAGGGCTTTCTTCACATCACCGATGAGCAGAAGGCGGGGTGGTCTGAGGCTTACCCGTATGCCGACGTTGACGGTGAATTGAGGAAGATGCACCAGTGGCTAGTATCCAACCCATCGAACCGGAAGACGAGAAAGGGATTGCCGAGGTTCATTACATCATGGCTTAATCGAGCTAACGACACGAAGGGGTCGAATCATGGAGATCAAAAGCGTATTACCGAGCATGACGAAACTGGAATTGGGAAAGTCATCGACATTCACCAATGACGAAGCGAAGCGTTGCAACGGGCTTTGGATTAGGTCGGGTTTTCCGACTTTGCATCGTGAGGCAGCGAAACAGGTTCACAACGAAGCGGATGACGATTCAGCCTGGTCGGCGACGTACAAATATCTGATGGGTAGGCTTGGTAGCGGATCGCTGTTTCTGCTGACTGGCCCGAGGGGAACGGGGAAGACTCAGATGGCAACGTGCCTGGGTCGGCTGTACTCGCTCGAGCTTGCTTGCTCCAGGTATATGAGGGTTGCTGACCTGTACATGGTCATTAAGGCGACGTTCAACAACGAGGGCAGCGAGAGTCAGATCATTAACGAGTTGTCTGGAAGGGGTCGATGGGATGCAGAGAGTTTGCCCAGGCTGCTCGTTTTGGATGAGATGCACGACAGGGGTGGGTCTGAGTGGGAAGATCGGGTGTTGAATCAGATCGTTGATGCCCGATACGGGGCGAAGCTGGATACGATCCTGATTACGAACGACCGTGGAGCAGCACTGAAGGACAAGATTGGCCCTAGCATCATCTCGAGGGCAGACGAGACAGGTGGGATCATCGAATGCTCTTGGGACTCATTTAGGAGCCGCTAGGAGGCCGTCTGAGGGACTTTAGGTGCTAAGGTGGGGGAACGGAGCCTCTCAGGGCCAAATGCGGCTCAGGGAGGCTCCTTCCTTTATATAAGGTGTGCAAAAAAGGTGAGATAATATCCAGATAGACTGGTCTAAAGGTTGCAAGACGGTCGAATACAGTTATAATGGGACGTATAAAGTCAAACACTGCTCTTGAAAGGGGCCAACAAATGACCAACGAAACAAACAACAACACGACTGACGGCATCAACTTCGACGTAATGATTGCTGACCTCAAGTCCAGCCTGGAACGACAAGCGGAGTGGCTTGACCAGTTCGGACCAAACAATGGAGTCGTGTGCGTTTCAGATGGCGACTTCCTTCTAAGCGTCAACGGTAAAGCAGGGCCGTATGCACGAATGGAAAAACTCGAAGACGGCATCAACTGGAAGCATCGCGATAACACTTACTGCATGGAAGAAGCGACCACGATGAGCAAGGTGAATGCCATGGAACTTGCTCATAAATTCAATGCCCAGCACCCAGACCGCAAAGAGAAGGCCCAAGTAATAAAGTTCGGACACGCCAAGCAGTTCAACTACGAACACACCAAGCGGGTTATCTCGATGCTTGAAAAAGCACAAGCAGAATATCTCGCTAGAACAGCGGACGAATGTTGAAATCACATTGAAGGGGGGGTCAATCGTGACCTTCCCGACACACCACGCTCTTGAAAGGGGCCAGCAATGAATTTGCGAAGATTAAATAATCACGATAGACAGACTTTGAGAGGAATGGCTGGGTTCAAGCCTAACACTCGCGTTCGGCTTATGTTTGACAGCGTTGATGATGTTGATTGTTTTCAGCATGATTTGAAAGATGTCAACGTAGTTCTGGAGGAAGGATTTACCCTCAACTGCCTTGTCTTTGTATGGAACTTCCACAAGGACTGTGGACCCGTAGGATGGGTAGAACACCATCACGAAGCATTTACATGGACAGGAGTTGATTGGGTGTTAAGCGAACCTTGCCACCTCAGTTAGACTACCTCAGTATCTACACATCACGCTCTTGAAAGGGGCCAACAATGCAAGAACTAACTGAAGCAAAACTCTCGTTCATGATTCCGACAGATGTAGCACGCATGATTACAGTCGGCGGAGCAGCCGAAGCGGCCTGGGACGGAAGAGAATGGACAGACGAAGATGATTATGTGCTTAGGTACAGAGAAGACATGAAAATGGATTCTGTTGATGACATATACCAATGTATTAAACGAGCAACGGAAGAAGAATACGATTGGTACTTTGGCGTCTTGGTAAATTACTTCAAAGCACAACGACGCAAGTAAACATAAATCCTGGAAGGGGTGACGCACGATGACACATAAGGTGCTTGACCTGTTTGCGGGCATTGGCGGATTTAGCCTCGGCCTGGAGCGAACGCAAGGATTTGAAACTGTAGCTTTCTGCGAGTTCAACAAGAAGGCCCAGATGGTCTTGAACAAGCATTGGCCCAATGTGCCGATATATGATGATGTCAAGGAGTTGACCGTTGACCAGTTATCAACAGATGGAATTATTCCCACAGTCATCACCGGAGGATTCCCATGCCAAGACATTTCAGGCGCAGGAAAAGGAAAGGGAATTATCGGGGAGCGGTCGGGCCTTTGGTCGGAGATGTTTCGACTCATCAGAGATGTACGGCCAACGTGGGCAATTATTGAAAACGTATCAGCCCTTCGATCTAAAGGGCTTACCTTGGTCTTACAAAATCTCTGCGAGATCGGGTATTGCGCTGAATGGCATTGCATACCCGCTAGTTCCGTTGGCGCGCCCCATCAGAGGGACCGAATCTGGATCTTGGCCTACCCCGTGCGCGAACACTCGACCGAACGAGGGGAACGTGAGAATGCTGAGAGCCAAAGTAATGGCCGGAGAGTTGAGCCGCCTGGACGCGAAGGCAATGTTGAATGGGAAAGATCCATTCGAGGCGCAGGGGAGCGTACCGGAAAGGTTTTGGCCTACACCAACGTCGGGAGGGGAGAAGACGGGAGGATACTTGATGGAGTGGGGGGGGTCGTGGTCACGCAAGACCATATCCGACTTGCCAAAGAGTCTTCAAAATGGAAAGTTGAACCCAGGATTCCCCGAGTGGTTGATGGGTTTCCCGGAAGGGTGGACAGACTTAAGCAACTAGGCAACAGCGTTGTACCGCAAATCCCACAACTCATTGGGCAAGCGATACTTGATTACGAGAACCAGATTGAAGCCGAAAGGGCTAAACATGAACAACGAATCACTGATTGAGTACATCAAGGAAACAGCTGCGTTGATGCACCAAGTGTCTATGCAGTCTCACGGGATCGAGCAGACCCAGACACAAGACGATAAAGTTGACAGCGATGCAACCAAACCTGACGATAAGACAACTTAAGAAACACCTTCCCGCGCTCATGGAGAGATGCAAGTTTGAGTACGGGATGACTCGAGATGAGACCGTCGCCTGGATCGCCAAGCATTATCGAACACCAGTTTTTATGGTTGCTGACGAAATCAACCGATGGCAACGAATGAGCAAAGAGAAGAAGAGGAAGATTTACCTATGAGAAAGAGGTTCGCAAACCTACTAAAGCCAATGTAGGCCGTTTGATTCACAACGAACCTCAATCTCCGACCAACACGTTGTTGGTTACTTAACCCAGTGTGGCCCCGTGCTGGCAAATTAACGGGGCTTTCTTCTCCAGAAAGGGAGCAAAATGAAAACAGCACTACTTTGGGTTGTTACTTACAACAAAACAGCAGATGACACCTATAGTCAGGTATTTATCAACAAAGACGATGCCGTCAACGAGTATCAAATACGATGCTCACAAGAACTTGTCGAACATGCGTCACTGAACAAAGTAACTTTTAAATCTAAATCGACTCGAGAGCTTGCTTCGGCTTTGGTTCTGTACGGCGCAGAATTGGGTGGCAATGACGGTGTTTGCGGACCAGGCGGACCACCTAGACATGACAATGTTGAAACGTATTTCCGAAGAACTGAAGACTCGATTGCTACTGAACCGGAATACGTCTAATATGTTGTTCGAGTAACTATTGACCGCTGGCGGCAACCGGCTGGACTGGTTTACTCGACCCCTTTCACGACAGGGTTGGTCTTCGGATCAGCCCTGTTGTTTTTTTTGGGTAGCATGGACGCATGGCAAAACTACCCAAAGTCAAAATACCCAAGCGCAACAAGTACAACGCCAATCCCACTAGGTATAGGGGGTGGCGATTCGACTCCAAGTTTGAAGCCGAGTACGCCAAAAAACTAGATGCCCTGGTCGGTAAACGAATCGTGCTTTGGTGGCTACGCCAGGTTCCGATTGATTTGACCGAGGACGATAGGTACAAGGTTGACTTTTTGGTCTTCTACGAAGATGGAACTTTAGAGGCGGTTGAAATCAAAGGAATGGAAACAGCAGCGTTCCGCAGGACTAGACGGCTCTGGCTAAAGTACGGACCTATGCCCTTGAAGATTGTTAAAAAGAACCGTACAACCGAAACACTGTGGGACAACGAAACTACAGCAATCGAGTAAATGATGGTTAAGGAAGCGACAGAACTGATATGGCTACTTGCTACTGGCGTGGCATCTAGCGGCACGACAGCCGTTGGACTCGCCGGAGTCATGGACGTTAGCTCGCCTGGGGGAAACGTAATAAACGAAAGCACACTAATACCACTTGGCTTGTTTTTGGCTGGTTTGGCGATGACCACCACGGTCGTTTGGAAAGCAGCAAGTCAAAAGGCGGCGACTGATATGAAGCTCAAAGAGTTGATTGATCGGGTCGAACGCCTCGAGAGGCACCGAGATAAGGAAACGTAGAATGGTCAGAAGACGCTATTGGGAGAGAATCACAGCCGCCATGTTTATCGCGGCTGTTTGTGCATCTTTCGCCACCGTTGGGGCAATCTTCCTTACAGGCTGCTCGTCCGCAAAACAGGCAATTGGGTCTTCGGCTCAAAGCGTCAACGTCCAGGCCGCAAATTCAAAACGATCTGCTACGCAGATAATTGAGCTTGCCCAGGCTACCCAGGCTCTCGAGTCAGTAAAAGCCGATTCTGTGGCTATGGAAGCTCAAGGCCAGATAGTCACGCTGGGCAGCTCGATCATCGCGGAACAAGACCAGATCCAGGCCGCTACGATCAAAATTCAATCGTCATTGCACCGGGTAGAGGATTCGACCCCCTGGTGGGCGCGTCTGATGAGCAACCTGGCTATTGCCGGTATCGTTATCGGGGTAATCGTACTCCTGTGGCAAACTGGCCTGGGAATGCTGATTAAGCGCGTTGTGTGGTCGTTGGGCATGTTTATCCCCAAGGCTACGATGCGGTCAGCCGAAGCCGACCTAAAAATGTTAGATAACAACAATGAGATGGCTCAACGTGAAGCCGTCGCAATTCGACGTACATCCGATCCAGCCTACGAAGCTGCACGGAAGAAACTCAAACGGAGTGAAATCAAATGAGCGATATTTGGATGATTCTGATTAGCGTTGCCGGTGGTATTGCTGTTAGCGAACTTGGCTATTTCAAGTGGATCATGTGCAAGCTTCGACGCAACTGCAAAGATAAATGCCCTAAAGAGGGCGGCAAAGGGTAATGAGTGGAAGCTAGACGGATTCTGCATCACAACGCCCATCTTCCGGGGCCATCAAACAGCCTGATACGGACATCGGGCAAAGCAGCGTACCTGGCGTTTGCAACGAACATGCAGGTTAGGTACGGCGCAGAATTTACCGACTGGAAAGACCTAAAAGACGGATATCAGGACATATGGGAGCAGGTCGCCAGGAGCGTCTACGCTGTGATTGCAATTGAAGGCGGGGCAGTCATCGAAACCATCAAAGACGTACCAAAGCTTGATGACCCAAAAAAGGGTGAAAACGGCTAATCGGACGTTATAGTGTTAGCTATGAGCAATACTGAAGAACACAAAAACAACAGTACAAACGGCGACCTCGAGAAAACCGATAAGCAGCCCTGGCTACAGCCGTACAGATTCAAGCCAGGCGAATCGGGGAATCCAGGTGGTAGGCCAAAAGGGACGGTCAGTATCGAAACCGAGCTGAAGCGTCGATTAGCTGATGGGGAGAGTGGGGACGACATCGTACAGCAGCTAGTATCCCAGGCACTAGCTCAAGCTCTGGACGGCGATTACAAGTTCTTCAACATGATCCTCGAGCGAATTGACGGAAGGGTTGCCGACCGTCTAGCTGGTCATGATGGAGGCCCACTATTCACCGAAGACGATATGGAGCGTTTGACCCGCCTGGCGAAGCAAACCGACGAATGGCGAGATTAGACAATGGAATCCGGGGGAACAAAGAACGCAGCCAGGGGCGATTGTCCGAACTGCCAAAACAAAGAGGTTGACCAGCTCAAATCAGACCTGTTTAACTGCAAGAAAAGCACCCAGGCCAAGGATAAGAAGATTCGAGAGCTGGACAAGCGTGTATTTACGCTGACCATCATTGCGGTGGCGATAGGGGTCATTTTTGGCAAAGAAACATTGGACAGCCTGGTTGAATGGCTGGACTCGATTAACGCCTTCAAATCAGGTGCTTCAAACCTGACTGAAGTGATCGCACCAGCTCCCGGCACTTTGGCTGTATTTGGGGTAGCCTTACTGCCGATACGCAGGAGAAAGCGACGAGCTTAAGCCAGGGGTGGCGCTACAGCGCCGAAAGGTGTGGAGCATGAAAAAATCAGTTGAAGACGCTGACATAGTTGTTTTCCCGGATCTCGAGGACGCGCTTATTGGCACGGCCCATGATCCTGGTTACGGATATGCGGCGATCTACTCGACGGCCAAGATCATTCGTATCTTGATGGATCGTGACGGCATGGAGTACCAAGAGGCGTTGGACTGGTTCTACACGAACACGGTCGCCTGGTACGCTGAAACAGGCAATCCGATGTTCATGGACGATCTGGATGACTAAGCAACTCGACGAGAACGACGTACTAACCCTGTGTAGGATCTCCCCTACTTGGTTCTGTACCTACGTTCTGGGCTTTGATCAAGCCAGACTACACAAACGCCTACACGACCACCTGGAGCAGTTTGACAATTGCTACATTGAGTTGCCCCGTGGACACGGTAAAACGTCTCAGATGGCCGCACGGTGTGCCTGGGAGATTGGTAAGAACCCGAACGTGCGGATCAAGTACATCCAGCAGTCAGACCGGGACGCTTCCAAGACAACAGCCCTAGTCAAGAACATCATCGAATCGCCGAAGTTCCAGGCAGTATTCCCCGAGATCAAGCCAGTTAAGGACTTTTGGGGCAATACAGACTTCAAGGTGCATTGCGACTCCTGGCAGCGTGACAGCACGATGGAAGCTAAGGGCATCTTCGGTCGAGCTGGTGGACGAGCTGACATCCTCCTGGCTGACGATATTTGCGACCTGAGAAACTCTATTCAGCAGCCGTCATTGCGCGAACAGGTCAAGGAGTTCTGGAACAACAACTGGCTTCCCATGCGGGACTTTACGCAGGGTAAGAGTCCAAAAACGTGGAAAATCGGCACTTGCTACCACGTTGACGATATCACCGCAGATTGGCGAAAGCAGCACGAAGAAGACGATTCACTGCTTCGAGTGCCGGTCCAGGGCGTTGTATCTCCCTGGCCTGAAGAGATCACAGAAGAGCAGCTAGAGGACATTAGGAAGGAAATCGGCCCTATTGCGTTCGGTCGAGCGTTCGAGCTGTCTCCGATTAGTGCTGAAACTATGATCTTCAGCGGAGATTGGATCGTCTCGAGCTACTACGATCACCAGGCTAAACCAGACAATGGGGAGATGGTAGCTGCCTTTGACTTCGCATTTAGCGATAGACGAGCTGGGGGCGACCCCGATTACAGCGTTTGCCTGGTGGGCTGGCTTGGCTTTGACAATCATCTGTACTTGGTGGACATGCTCAGGGTCCGGGCGACGTTCCCAGACTTCTCCAGGCGAGCTTTGGGGCTATGCAACCATCACGGCGTCGTTAGAGCCATAGGAGAGGCTAACGGGCCTCAAAAGGGGCTTGTACAGCAGATGAACGAAACATCGAGGTTTCCGATCATGCCAGCTAAACGAACCACGGATAAGGTCACTCGAGCGGCGTCCAGGCAAGCGTTTGTGGAGGGGGGGCGTCTTCACTTCCCGGCAAGCGAAGGACAACGAATGCCGACCTTTGATGCGTTGTTTGACGAAATGACTACCTTCCCGATTGCAGCTCACGACGATAGTGTTGACGCCTGTATTGACTTGATGGACCTGGCTTCATCTTCCAAGCCTCCAGCGAAACCAAACCGAATTGAACGACGTGCTGGGCTTGGCAAGATATACGGAGCCTAGCAGCGACCGGCAACGGTTGGCAGGCGGACTTTTACGGTAAAAAATCGGGATGCAATCGGAGCCGTAGCCCGATATAGTCTCTCGTATGGCAAACCCAAAACAAGCGCGTAATGATAAGGGACGGTTCGCCAAGACAGAAGACGGCGAGATCGTCCCAAACGAAAATCCCCGCGCAGTGGTTGAACCGCCATTCGCGTCCGTAGTTGAGCTTCAACGCTCCTACATCAGTCACTTCACCAAGGTACTTCGTCGTTCTGACATGGCTTTGCGCAAGGATCGCAAGCTACAGCGACAGATGCGACGTGACCCGGACGTGATGGGACCGCTTTATCAGCGGCAATCAGCGGTAGCCCTGCTCGAATACGAGATCAAGCCAGAAGACGAGAACGATCCGATTCAGGTTGAACAGGCGGCTACCCTCGAGAAACTGCTCAAGACCAATCTGTACAAGCCGTTTGAGTTCTTCATGGCGTTGCTTGACGCTGTTTGGTACGGACCTGCTGCCGTCCAGGTGACGCCGGAAATGCGAGAAGGCTTCGTTGTACCAGGCGAGTGGATGCCTATTCACTCAGACACGCTGGCGTTCACCACATACGGCGATCTGACCATGTACGTCGGCCTGAAATACGAGGGGGACAAGGAAACCGGGCCTTACGGCATGGTTCACACCCTCGACGATGAGGAACGCGAATTGGTCGTTCTTCACACTCATGGCCGACAGGGACCGGATTACGAAGAACCAGAAGAAGCCGCATACGTCTATTCAGGCCGTGGCATCAGGGATACGGTCTGGTTCTACTGGATGATGAAGCAAACCGCTCTCCAGTTCTGGATGACTTGGATCGAGCGGTATGGCATGGGTATTCGCGTCGGAACCTACCCGGACGGCAACAACGCTGCCAAGGACGTGATGGAAGAGGTCTTGCAGAACCTCGTTGGCGACGTGTCGGTGGTTATCCCACGGCAACCAGGCGAGAGCCGCGATGCCTACTCAATCGAGGTTCAGGAGCCGAACGCAGGAAACGCCAAGACGTTTGCGGACCTGATCGAAGGCTACTTGGCCGGTCAGATCAAGGAACTGATTATTGGGCAGACGGCAACGACCGAAGCCACATCTACCGGGCTTGGATCATCGGTAGGCGATCAGCACGCCGAGACGTTCAAGCGGATGGTTCGTGCCGACGCTATGAACCTTGCCGACACCCTCACGCGGGAACTGGTCTGGAAGTACCACGAAATGAACTTCGGGGAAACGGCCTACAAGCCCCGATTCGAGTTCTCGCTCGAGAAGAACGATCCGCATGAGTTTATGGAAGCTGTACGCGGATTCGTTGAGATGGGCGGCGAGGTATCACAGCGACAAGCACGCGAGATCCTTGGACTGACTGAACCCGAAGAGGGGGAGCCGGTTCTCTCGAGTCAGCAGCAGCAAGAGCAAATGGCTGCACCAGGCCAAGAGGAAAAAAACCCATTGGAAGCGTTGCTTGGCGGCGGACAGCCCCGAAGTGAGGCATTCAAGAAATACACCTACGCTCTTAAGACAGAGATGCAGAAGGAAGATGATTACAAGCCAACGGACGAGATGGCTTCACTTGCCGAACGGGGTCTTGAGCTTCGAGAGGAGCATGGCCGAGGCGGCACATCTATAGGCGTAGCAAGAGCTAGAAACATCAAGAATAAAGATAACCTGTCTGCTGACACGGTAAAGCGTATGCATTCATTCTTCTCGAGACATCGGGTAGACCTTGACGCACCAGCAGCAAAGCGGGGACATGAAGATTATCCTTCGGCGGGTGTAATCGCCTGGATGCTTTGGGGTGGAGATCCTTCAGACCCGGATGGCGCTGGAGCCGCCTGGGCAGAACGACACGCAGAAAAACTAGACAAAACCAAGAAGGACAACACCAAATGAGTACCTTTAGCAGACGAGCCAAGGCGGAAGCCGCTAAGTATCAGCACCAGATTCACCACAAGCACCGGCACAAGTACACGTTTGGGTCGGGTTGTGGTGCAGGCGAGCAAGGTAGCAAGGGCTTTCAGCCTGGTAACACCTGTGGCGGCGACGGCGACGGTAAGAACGACGCTGGCGACCAGGGTGGTGGTGATAAGGTTGGAAAACCTGCATCACAAGTATTGTCTGACGGTACGCACGTTATAGACCATCAAGCATACATGGATTATGTGTCTGGTCTGTCAGATGAAGAATTGTCGTACATACGGAAAGATGCGATGGAAGCAATGCGTGCTAATCCTGATGGTGATAAAGCAGGATATTATGCGGATGAAGTCAACTACGTTGAAATGGAAATGGCTAATCGAAACAAGTCTTCCGACGCACCCGCAGCAGGTTCGACTGTGTACGACCAAGTGAAAGATTTCATGGACACAAACCCAACCGAGGCTGAAATCGAGTCTTTCTACATCAACGAAATTCTTCCTCAAGATAAACGGTCGATGAATGAAATCCTGCAAGAAGAAGATCCTCGCGATTACGAAACTAGACGACAAGAAATAGACAGTAAGGAAGATTCTGGTGAGATTTCCGCTCAAGATGCTGCTGGACTTCGTGATGATCTAGACGCTGCAATGGGCATGGGTGGATACGCACCCCCAGCGGATAGCCCATTTGGGCCTGGCGATGTTTTGCCAAGAGCAAGCGAAGAAGAGGGACTAAGACTGGATCAAGAAGAAATTGACAGCCTTTCAAGCCAGGAACTTAAAAACCTTGGCATTGAGGTTGATGAGGCCGACGCACCCGCAGCCGCCGACGCACCCGCAGCCGACACTTCTAATCTTGACGCAAGGTATCAACCAGGCAAACCAGACGAATACCTTGCTGAAGAGCGTGCAGACCTAAATCAACATCTTGAGGGTGCTGAGACTGGTTCGGATTTCCTAAACTCAGCAATGCAGTCTGAAGACCAAATTCTTGCAGATTCCGCTAAACGACTGCAAGAGGCTTATGACGAAGAGGGTTTTGACTTAAACCTCCCAATGTCCGAAGATGACGCAGAAACGGCTGCGTTTACTCTTGCTCAAGATGTTTACGAAAATAGAACCGACGCACCCGCAGCGGGCAACGCTGGTGATCTATCTGCTGGGGGTTCCGGTCCAGTAGCAGGTACTAGCCTGGAAGAAACGGTAGATGTTGTTGGGATGAGTCCACAAGAAGCAAACGAGTTCGTCGAAAGTTTGACTGACAACAATTTGCATACGGATTCTGTGGCAGCAATGGCTGTATGGTTGCAGGCTGAGAATCAATTTAAGGGAAGTGGTAATTCCGAGGAATTGGATCGAGTTATTAAATCCCTGGTTGAGTTGGATAAAGCTCACGAAGAACTAGGCGAACTTCCAGCAGATGGGTACGAGATTCGCAAAGCCGCTATGGACACAATCCGGCCAATGTGGAACAAAGCAACTAATGCAGGTCAAGAAGCCCAGGCCGACGCACCCGCAGCGGGCGACCAAAGTGGCTCTGCATCAGATTCGGTTTATTCTTTGACCTCAAGCCTGGGTAATCTTCAAACTGAACCTAGCAATGAAGAATACAAATCAGCAGCAGTTGCCGCCTTGATGGCTTATGCCAGTGATAAAGGTTGGTCTGAAGCAAACACTAACCGCGCTTTGAATGTCGGTCCAGTGGCCGGAATTACAGATGATCCCGTATTTGCAGCCGCTAGATCGTTCTTGAAGGCCAACGAAAAGGGTGAAAGCACAAGTCAGGCTTGGGAAGACGTAGTTGCCGCAGAAGAATACTTTGAGGACTAATGCAAGGTTCTGATGTCATCAAGGTTATCGAGACTCTTGGCTTCCCCGTATTCATAGCGATTGCCCTGATGGGCGGTATCTACCTGTTGGGACGATGGATGATGAATACGCTGATGCACAAGATGGATGCCCAGTGGAATATGATCACAAAGCTGATCGACCGCACCAGGGCATTGGATAACTCGATTATCCGACTCGAGACGATGATACGACTGCTGAACGACATGAACCCGGACTGGGAACGCCTGGGCAAGCTGGACGATCAAGACAAACGCAAGGATTAGCGATTGGCAAAGGTTCATACAGACAAAGAGTTTGATGACCTTATGGCAGCTGCTTTCGAGGAAAGCGTTGTTCCATACATTGAGGCGGTCGCATCGACTATTGAAGGAAGGGCAGATGGCCGAGCCTGGCACGACTTCGAGCTTGTCACGGCTCGCGCTATTCTGCTTTCCTACCTGTTGGGCTTGTCTCAGGTCATCGAGGACGCTGAAATAGCTGGTGCTGATTTCTTCTCCGACAAGGCGACCTACGCTAAATCTGGATGCGGTGCAGGTGAGGACGATGCCCCAGGCTTCCAGCCAGGGAACACCTGCGCGGGTGAAGGTGGTAATCAATCAGGAGACACTGACAAGCCCAAGAAACGGGTTCGATACGAAGCCGGAAGCAAGCTGACAAAGAAACAAAAAGAAGAGGTGCTGCAAAGTATTAACGACGTTTATTTGATGAACGGAATTAAGAAAGATGAGATTAAAGGGACGAACCACGACGGCGATCCCATATACGGTTATCCGCATCTTCCTGAGTTGTTCTATACGTCTGATATCACTGGAGCCAAGATTCGTCGTTTCATTACTTTGCCAGACGGTTCAATTGCACACCCTTCTGAGGTATACGGAGATCAAGTCAAGCAAAGTGAAATTCTTGCAGCTTTGGAGATGAAAGAACACACAAAGCGCATGGCGAAACTTGATGACGAACAAAGACTGACACGAGTAGTTGGAGTTGAAAATACCGAGGTCGCGAGAGGAATGAATCTCTTGGGCAAGGTTAACTTGCTGTATAACAAGACTGGAAATATGTTGCCTTATTCTTACCTTGCGGAATCTCCAGACGGAGAAGTTGTCAGGGTCAACGGGGCCAGCATGAAAGATATGGAGTTTTTCAACGACGCTGGGTTTGTTGCTCTAACCCCTCCGATTGATAAACCAGACAGTCTCACGTCAAACCAAATCAACTACCTTCGGAGTGTTGATAAAAAAGGCGATCTTCCTGATCAGGTGAAACAGGATTGGCCGGAAATCTTTGGCGAGGCTAAATCAAAGAACGCCAAGGCGACCTACGCCAAGGAAGATTGGCCGATGGAGGTCGGATTCGAGGAGTTCGCTCCTGAGCCGTTCCAGGAGGCGATTGACCTGTTTGAAGATCGCGTTCCGATGCTGGCTCACAACGTCCCGCACATCGCTGAGATCGCCAGGCAGCAAGCCGCCGAGATTGCCATGGCTGAACGCATGGGCGTGGTCGCCAAGCTCGATGCCCAGTCAAATGCGATATCCAAGGCACTAGGACAGGCGTTCTGGGTTTCTGACGTTGACATGCCTACAACGATTGCCCTGAAAGACCTGATCGGCCAGGCGTTGCGGGGCGTGATGCCAGACGAACGCATGACCTTGCCTGAGTTTATTGACCGAGCATGGCTTGAGGGCGCGCAAAATCTTACGGCTGCACGACTTGAAACCGTTTACAGGACAAATATGCAAACAGCCTTCAACGAAGGTCATATGTCCTCTATGCGGTCGCCGGAGGTCAAAAGCGTTGCACCCCTTGCAATGATCGTAGAAATACAAGATCCTCGTTCTCGAGATCACCACGCGGCAATGGATGGATACATCAATACGGTTGAGTATTTCGACCGCTTGCAGCTGGCTCCCCCTAACGGCTTCAATTGCAGGGGGACCGTTCGTGTCGTATCTTGGACCGAGGCGGAAAACCTTGGCCTGGTGGGCGATGACGGGGAAATCAATTGGAAAGCTCTCGAGCGGTACAACGGCAATCGTCAGGGCTACATAGATCGCGGGGAATACCCCGATCCAGGATTCACAAAATCCGTCCAGGCAGCGTAGTCATGGAAGACAAGCAACTAACACTTCAAGAAGTCGCGTCCCGCATGAGAGTGTCGGACGATACGATTTATCGCCTCTTAAAGAAGGGCGTGCTTGCTGGTTACAAGGTTGGGCTTCAATGGCGCATCAAACAGAGCGAGCTAGATCGGTTTATGTTCGCCATGAGCAACAACCGACAGCAATCGGCAACGACCGCAAACTGGTAAGAACCTTCCACAAAAACGGTGACAAAGGACGAAATATCTAGTATGAACGCTGAAATGCAGGCCGCAGAAGCAACTATTTCTAATCCGTCTCATCAAGTATCCGAAAACGGGGATAAGGTCACGATCCACGACCTCGAACTATTTGTAGGCCACATCCCTGGCTTCGATGCGGATGATTCGGGTATGGATGATTTGGACGATGAGGCTATTGAGAAGATCATTTCTCGCACCAAAGCTCACATGAGCGCCGGAAGCAACCCTAAGCTGGTTATGCTTCATCAGGAAGAAGGCAAAGATTGCCCCCCTGAAGCTCTTGGCGATATCGTCAACATTGGTCGCAAGGATATCTACATCAATACCGGCGACGGGGAGAATTACAGCGGGCCTGGTATCGTTGGTGATGTTGTAATGTCGAAGTCTGACTTCGAGGAGTACATTTCCTCCAACCGTTTCCCACGTCGCTCTGCCGAGATTTGGAAAGACGGCCACATGAGCGAGGTCGCCTTGCTTGGCCGGGAAACGCCAGCCCGTCCCCTACGAGACACACGGTTCGCCAAGACTGGCGAAAAATCAACGTATACCCGTCCTGTTACCTTTTCTGAGGTTGCTCCAGGCGGGTCTAACACTTTTGTCCCCGGTATGGCGGACTGTGAAAAGAAGGAACATGACATGCCTGAAGAAAATGACGGTCGCATGACGATCGAGCATGACGGTGATGACAAGGATCTCATCGCCAAGCTTCGTGCTGAGAATGACACCCTTCGTGAAGACCTGGAGCAGCTCAAAATGCAGCTCAATGGCGATGACGAAGAGGACGAAGAAATGATGATGGGAATGGACGAGGACGACGAAATGATGTCCGGCAAATCCCATTATGACGAGGAAGCCAAAGAAACTCATTATGACGAGGAAGACGAAGAAGACGAGGACAAAGAAATGTTCTCACGCATTCGTCGCACCAAGAACGGCAAGGAAGTCGTTGCTCGTTTCAAGAAGCTCAAGAGCCAGCGAAACGCATACCGCAAGGTAGCGCGTGGCCTGGGTATGAAGCTCCGCAAGGCCAAGTTCTCTAAGGAACTGGACGCACTGCAAGCTGCTGGCTACCGAGTCCGAGAGCATCGCAATCACATGATGGATGAACTGCTCGCCACCAAGGACGTTGAGGCTAAGCTGAAGTTCTGGCGTGCAACCCTCAAGAAGAACCCGATTGGCAAGCGTTTGAATATGACAAATGCTCGAGTCAACGGCAAATCTGAGTATTCATCAGCAGATCGTAAAGCGGCATCCGACCGCGCTGTAGTCCGTATGACAAAAGAGAACCTGGACTCGGATAAGTTCCAGCAGGTCTTTGAACAAGAATTGAAGTCCGGCTGATAGCCCGACACAGGAGACATTAAATATGCCTTTCGCATCAACCCCAAATATCGTTGCCGGAGAGACTATTGCTCCCTACCGGTTCGTGGAATGCAGCACTGCTGCTGATAACACTGGTCTTTTGGCTGGAGATAACTCACGGGCTATCGGCGTTTCAGCAGGTGACACTAAGCAGTTCGATTCAGCAAACCACGCCGAAAGCGGCGATCAAGTCACTCTTCAGCCTGGTGCTGTTGTACTTGTCGAAGCTGGTGGCACTATTGCCCGTGGCAAGCAATGCACATCAGACGCAAACGGCAAGGCGACGGCTGCTACCGAAACTGGAACTACGGTTCAAGAAATCGCTGGCATTTGTCTTGAGTCCGCAGCATCAGGAACTATTTTCCGAATGCTCTGGCAGCCTAGCCAAACTCGTCCGGCACTTTCCTAATCTGACCCTTTTAATTTATAGAGGAATAAAACAATGGCAGAAGTCGCACCCGGTGGCGGAAACACATTCGTCCCCACATTCTCAGAAGCGACGGGGCAGATTCAAGTTGAATTCACCCGTTCCCCCAATTCGTTCCCGGTCACTCAGTATTGCAAGCTGACTCCGGTTTCAAAGTCAACTGGCTACTACCTCAAGATTGACGAGGAAGAAGCAAGCCGTATTGTCAGCACAAACGATTACGTTTGGCGTGATGGCAACGATGCTCCTGAAGGCAACCAAGTCGATCATGAGTTTACGACGTACTCGACGGAGCGTTTTAGCCCGACGTTTACGCTTGGACATCGTGCTGTCGGTAATGCTGATTGGGACATTGTTGCAGCTCATGCTCGTATCGCAGCATCGAAGGCTATGCGTCTTCGTAGCTTCCGTGCAGCCACCCTTCTTACCACAGGTGGCAATTGGCCTACCGGAACCACTAACGATTGCAACACTCTGGTTGGCGGCAAGATGGACGCTGGTTCAGGAAACAACATCCAAAAGGGCTTCAACAAAGTCGTTGAAACCATTATGGAGAACACTGGCGAAGCTGTGCAGCCGCAAGACATCATTGCAATCATGGGAACCGACACGGCATTCCAGCTTACCCAGGCTGCTGAATATCGTGAGTATTTCCAAGGTTCGCCGTTTGCAGCCAACTTTGTTCGGGGCGATGGCGAGTTCAACGAGTTTGCAATGCTTAACCAGTTCTTTGGAGTTGGCGGCATCGTGGTTGACACTACTACTCGAGTCACCAATCGCAAGGGTGCTACGAAGGCTCGTTCAGCCATCTATGGCGACGATATTGTCTTTGTTAGCCGTCCTGGCGGACTTCTTGGAACTGAAGGCGTCCCCGATTTCTCCACCGTTACTTGCTTCGCATACGAAGACATGACGGTTGAGACGATGGATGACACCTGGAACCGACGAACCCGTGGCCGTGTTGTCGATGATTCGGCACTCGCCCTGACGGCTCCTCTTTCCGGCTTCCTCCTGACGGACGTTGTTGACTGATTGGACTGACCTCCACAATCGGGCATTAGCCCACCCCTTCACGGCGGGTAGGGGTCAGCAATGGCCTCTACCCGCTTTGGGTTGGAGAAGTAATAAATGGCACAAACCAAGTACCTGACAATCGCAGAACTGAAAGAATCGTTTGATACTCGCATGCTCAAGCAGTTGTGTTCCTACTCAGGTTCTCCATCTGCGCTTGACGACGAATCGAACGCGGTGGCTTTGAACGCTATCGAAAAGGCTTCTGGAGAAATCCAGTCTTATGCACTTCGAGGCGAGCGGTATACGTCTGATAACCTAGACACGATTTACGCAGCAGATGATTGGTCCCTGAAGGGACTGTGTGCCACTCTGACGGTAAAGCATTTGTTTCGGGGTAAAGCTACTTCAGCTCCCCCGGATGTCCAGGCGATGATTGACGAGGCTACAGCGACCTGTGAGGCGTTGGGCAAAGGCGAGCGTATATTCAACCTTGGAACCATAGCTTCGGCTGGCAAGGCTGCTATTTCGTTGATAAGCAACGCCAACCGTGGCCGTATCAACATGGTGTCGGATTCTGAGTATTTCCCGCCTCGCCAGGACAGGGCGTACTAATGGCGACCATTCGCATCAGAGCCGACGAGCTTCCCAGGCTAAAGAGCATTCTCAAGAAGAAGGCTATTGGTGCGTTGAACAATCACGAAGGCTTGAAAGGCATTCTTCGGGGCCAGGCCGTTCGCCGGATCAAGAACAAAGGCGATTCGACGCATCAATATCCTGACTTGTGGGCAAACAAGGTTTCAGGTCACTACAGGTCTGGAGGCAACCCCCTGCAAGACAACGGTCAACTTATGGCTGGTTTGCATGGGAAGACTGTTACTAGCTCAGACACGTTCTCTATGTCGCTCAAGGACGGTGCTGGATACGGTGTTTACCACCAGTACGGTTACAAGACCGAAGGACCGAACTTTATACCCTTGACACTGAAAGCCAGGAGAAATCATCAGAAGGGCAATGACCCGGCTGAAGAAGGTCTGGTGGAAGGCAAGGATTACTTCATGGCGTGGAATGGCGTGACCGTTCCGCAACGCAAGATTTTTAACCTTCCACCAGAAGACGTTCAAGAGTTGAAACGTGCGATTGGTGATGCAATAGCAAACAAGATAAGGTAGGAACACAATGGCAACAGCATTTAACATTCAGGGTCCGACGAGTTTGAGCGTTTTGACTGGATCGTCTGCCGACCCAACAGATGACCCCACATTTTCTTCTTCTCATATTCTTGGTCACACATCAAATGACGATTTGATTTCAGTTGAGTTTGACAACATTCTTGTTGATCATACTTCTACTGAAAGTGGATCAATGCCCGCAGCACTTATTTATCACGGAACAATTGCCACCATTTCGGCAACTCTTGTTAAATACGACACAGCTATAGCGGACACTATGCTTGAATCAATGTGGGCTGATCGGGCTGGACTCCCTGGGACTATTGGACAAGACCAATTTAACACTGCATTTACAAACGTAGCAGCAATGCAAGTACACATTGCACCAGTTGCAAGCGGAACAGGTGCAGGCTACCCAGACAATGTAGATAGATATTCATACACGTTTAGGCAATGCTGGATTGATTCAATTGCAGAAACAGAATGGGGAAACTCGCCTAAGAAACTTGTATTGACTATTAAGGCACGAACAAGCGATTCCGGTCGTTTGTTTGAAAGAAACTAAACCTTTGAAGGAGGTGGCTGATGCCAATTATTAACACGGAAAACGATGACCATACGTTTATTGTCCAAGTTAAGGACAAGTGCAGCATTTGCGTCGATGCGTTTGAGTTGTCGGGAAAGCTAATGGAATCCTCTTTGATATCAGACGGCAAAGAGCCAACGATTGACGAGATTTCTGACATCATGAAAGAAATATGCTGGACACAAGGACACGAAAGCATGGACGAAGTAACTAAGTACGAACTGTTTGCAGTGGCTTCTAAGGCCATTGACAGGATGAACGAACTGGGAAAGTAATGATGCCTTACGCTCAGTTTGCCCGGACCTACGGCTACAGGCCAATAGTAAAAGGGATTACTGAAGGTGAGGCGGATATAGGATTGTTAGCCTGTATGACAAAGATTGGCGCACTCGAGATACTTGCAACAGCTCAAGGAATCGGGGTAGCAATGGACGGAGATACATATTTGCACGTTCTCCAGGCAGCAGGCGCGTCAGACCAACAACTGCAAAACGCAGAATTGCAGGTAATCAAGAGCAAGCACGCGAGTTCGCGTTAGGAGTAGATAGATGGCAGTTACCCTTACAGGCACAAATGGCCTTTTTACAAGACTTGGCAAGCTCTTTCAGATTGCTGTACAAGTTAAATCTTTTCAATCGACCTTGGCAACTGAAATCCAAGACGCGCTTGACGAGTTTGATGGCGGAGACAATGACCACGCCCTGGCTTTGACCGGGGTTAAACTTTCGTCTCAGAAATCATGCGCAGCTATTTACAACGCTATCAGAACTGTTGCCCATAAAACCTTGGTAGAAATGGTTAATGACGATGATCCGTTGACATCAAAAACAGTTTCTCACGCTTTGACTCGACTTATTAAACAAATGGAAGATGCGAGTGCGTCAATTAACGCTTCTCAATATGCTGCACCAGACTCCGCACACTCTGGAAACACTGGAAACGGAACAATCATATCTTCAACGTCTGCTTTGACTAAATCAACTGCTAATACTCGAGCAGAATCATTGGTAGTCAAATGTACCAAAGACTCCCAGGTGACTGGAACATCGGGCAGAGAAGTGTTTACGGTTACTGGCGAAGCACCCATTTCAGACATTATGGACCCTGATTGGCCAGGCGGTTCAGGATCAAACACAACTATTACTGTTACAGATCCTTCTGTAGATGCGTCTTCCCAGTTTGGAAAAAACCTTCTTACTAACTCTGCATTCAATTCGTTTAGCACAAACACACCCTCAAATTGGACGATTGCAACAGGAACAGCAGGAACACAGATTTCTAAGAACACAACCTCGTCTAAAATCTTTCAGGGTGACGCTTCTTTGCAGATCACGGGAGACGGTTCAAACCTTACAAAGATAACCCAACAGTTGAACACAGCGGGCGGAACTGCGGGCAAGCTTCTTCCAAATACTGTTTATTTCCTTCATTACAAGTATTACCTGGACGCCAGCATTGCAGCTGGTGTTTTGAAAGTTAGCCTGGAAGACGCTGGAGGCACTGAAGTAACAAATAATGGTTTGACGGCATCATCAACTATCAACCTTAGTTCGGCTGCTTCTGGGCAATGGAATTCATCTACGACTTTCTTCAAAACACCTGAAGCTTTGTCTACTAATACTCCGTATCAACTTACCCTAGAGTTGACCACGGCTTTGACTAACACAAAAAATGCGTACATTGATCAGTTGGCAGTTGCTAAAGCAGTGCAAATTGGAGGTGGTCCGTATATGGCAATACTTAGGGGTGTGACTGATTTTGTCAAAGACGATCAGTTTGTAATTGCGGTGGCTAAAAGTAGCACTGGAACCATGCAGGAAAACTTTGATAAGTTCTTCGGCATGTACAACCGTGGGTTGCAGCTTCCCGAACACACCAGCGGTAGCGAAACAATCGCAGATGGCCTGATCGCCTAATGAGTACAACGCCTGACAAGATGTATCAAGCTCTCTTGGCAAAGGTCAAGACGGTTGTTGATTTAGTACATGATGACTTTATCTACATCTCGCATGAGCCTGTGTTTACTCAAGAGGACGATCAATACATTCAGATTGTTCCAGGCGTTCCGACTGCTGTAACTCCTCAGGCGGGCTACTACTTGATCCAAGAGGAGTTTGAGGTGGCGGTGTGGAGCCGCTTGTACTTAGATCAAGGAAACAGGTCTACCGAAAAGTTTGCTCACCTAACGTATGGCGTCTTGAAGGTAATGACTCAAATTCGTTCTGGCTTGTTTAATCACATTTTGTCTTACGATGGAAATGCAGACATTGCGGATAATGCTTCGTTGCCAATTACGTTTGAGCGTGGCAGCAGGTTGTTTGAGTCTCCTGAACAGCCAGGTTGGTGCTACATGTCCGATACCTACAAGTTTGGATACGAGATTACCTAATGGCTGAAAACCTTGGACAAATCGACGTTGTAATTCAATCTGATAATCAGACTCTTGTAGGGCCAGGAACAAGTCCAATAGGGCCAGGAGTCAGGCCAGGCGTGGGAGCAGCGACAGGAGCAGCAGCGGGAGCAGGAGCGGCTGGGTTTGCTAAAAGCCATCCAGTTCTATTAGGTCTTGCTGCCGCAGCTGCGGTTGCAACAGCAGGATTTTACGCAGCAGCAAAAGTTATTAAATCATGGAACAACGAAGCAAATGCACTTCGAGATCGTTTTGCTCGATTGAATAGCGGCGCGGCGTTGGCTGGAGCAATAAGGCAAGTCGGCCAGTTCAAACGCGATATGGAAATGAGCAAGACGCTTGGCCCGTTGCTATTGAACCTAGAAAAAATGAGAGAACGAGTAGCAGACGGGTCTAATAAGCTACGGACGTTTATTGCTGCCATTAAAGTAAGAGTTCTAACTTACTTGTTTGCTTTGTTTGCAAAGCTGCAAGAAAAAGTTCTTCCTAAGCTACTAGAAGCATTAGAAACTGCTGCAATAACCATTGCTAAAACAATGGAAACATTTGTTACGTTTGTTTCTGACATGCTTATTTCTTTTGGAAACATTATGACCGTTATGCTTCCATCAATGCTAGGTGGCGCAGCGGGTGAAAGCATAACTTCGGTTGGCCTGGGCATTAGAGATATGCTTGAGTTCTTAAAGAAGATTGGCCGAGACGTAAACGATATTAAAAACCAGGGTGAAATAGATCCGACATCTACGGCAAACGCCTTAGTCATGCAACATTTGCAAACAATGACTGGCGGACTTTGGAAATACAGCACGCAACAGCCTGGTGCATTGGCATCAGGAAGAGAACTAAACCCACAAGAGTTTAACCGCTTGTCTGATCAAGATAAAAAAAACTGGGGTAAATAAGAATGGCAAAATGGGCTGTTACTTACAATAATTTTGGTTCTGAAGGTGCTGCACAACACACTTGGTCGCATGTAAACATTAAATCGCAAACTGCCGATCCTGTATTTTCTGACGATGGCATTTCAATAGAAACGGTTAAGCACACAATAACTGGAACAGCTCTTATCTCAGAAACTTCAGAAGCAAATTTCCGAACTGCTTTGTTGAACGCTCGAGAACACTTGACCAGTCAACCCATAAAAGGTGCTGCTACATCTATTCGCGTTTGGTTAGACTTTGCTGGTTCTGGCACAAATGAAATGTCATCAGGGCTAAACAGCGCAACTGGTGAAGACGGTCTTGATACAAAAATAAACACTTCTACGGCTCAAGGACGCTCTGTAGTTTATTTTGGGTCGATGGAAGATGATTACGGAGCGCCTTCCTGCTCGTACTCAATTAACGAAGTGTATGGGACTCTTACAGCACTTGTGTCGTTTACTATTACCTGGCACAAAATTGAACCACCAGCTAATGACGTTACTTATCACGTTCTTAGTCACACCTGGACGCAAGAATACACAATAGACAATGCAGGATCGACTACCCTTGTTATTGACGGACAGCTCAGGGTAAGAAACTTTATTGATGGCCAAATGAACCTTGGTGCTTTTTCAACCACAGGATCTAGAGGCGCAAACCCAGACCGATACAGAACGCTTGTAATGCCCACAGTTCCACCTAACTATCGTGTGGAATCAATGCGTTGGGCTACTGACACAACTGGTTGCAAGCTTCTGTATCGAATAACTCTCAAAGAGTACGCCAGGCCGTTGCCATATCCGGCAAAAGTTGGAACGGGACGATTTACTTACCAACGTGGCTTAGGCAATATGCTTGGTACAAAGAGATTTGAAGGCGAATTAGAAGGCGATGTAAATTCAGATCCTCGAGAGCTGTTAAACTCTTTGATTCGTATTGCTTCATCAAGAATTAGTTTTGGTGGTGCAGTAGGAAACACAGACCAAACGGTAGATCGAATTGATTCTATTACTGTTTCTGAAAATGACATATTTTCTAAACGGTCTATTTCCTTGAGCATTATTGCTACAGGGATGCAAACTACTTCACAGTTTGGCCTGGATGATTCAGAAGGATCTACGGGAGAGGGATTTGGTTTGCTTAAACCGTTCTTCTCTCAAGACAATCTTTCAGTAGCACCGAGACCAAACGAATACGGGGCGCAACTGATTTCGTCAGTAAAACGTCAGTTGTTTTTGCCTTGGAACCCAGATGATTCAGAAGGTTGGGATGCAACTGAATTTCCTGTTGCCACTTGGCGCACTGCAACCGAATGGAGTGGGGAAGACGTAGCTCTCGAGTTTGACGAAAATAAGTTTGAAGAAGCCGCATCTCCTCCAGTAGAACAAGACGGCGAACACACAAGTGACAACATAACTTCAACTGGTCATGTAAAATTCCCTTACGGACATGTTTCTGGTTCTGAATCCGTAACTACGAAAAATAACATTGTTGTAGTTTCTTCTATGCACGCAAACGCCAGCGACCGTGTGTATCAAAGCGGGTCGCCTGAAGTTTACATTGAGTCTGAATATCAAATCTCACGGGCTGGAAAACCCCCAAGACGCATTACGTTGTCTAAACCAAACAACGGAATTACCCTCGAAGAATCGTTTATTGTTAGTCGAGGAGACGTAGACGCAAATAATAACCGAACCTACATTGGGGTCTATCGAAGAGTTGTAAGGCTTCTTGACAATGCAGATGCGTCTGGTTTCTACATAACAAACGTAAACATCCCTGGCTGGGGCGAACAAACATTTACTGCTTGGTGGCCTCCAAACCGATCTATTAGCTCTCCTGGTGATCCTCGATTTGAAGGAAATGACAATTTGCCTGGGTCTGTGACGAGAAACCTGTTTGAAATTAACGAAAGCGCACCGGGAGTAGGACAGACGTTTAAACTTGGTCAACCAGATCAAATTTACGGGGACTAAACGATATGGGAATACAGCCAGAAGAAGGTTACAACCCGCTAGGAAGAGTTGAAATATCTTTTGGCGCAGAAGGTTTAGATGTCGTTAGTCCAGTCTCAATATCAAAACCTGTTGCAAACCTTCTTAAATCCGCAGGGTGGAACCCAGAAGAGTTTAATAAAGTTACTTGGCCTATTGGTGCTGCTAATCATGGCCTGGCTCGATTTCTTATTGACGGCAAAACAGCTAACGCAATAGCAGAAACGCTACAAGAAAACTTTATTACGGATGAAGATACTGGTTGGTATCGAAACGACGGAATAACAATAACATTTGATGGGTTGTTGTTTGACGGGATGCACATGCTTGCGCCTGTCCCGGTGTTGTCTCCGTCTACATATGCAGAAGACGTACAGTTTTACGTTTGCGACTTTGTGGATTACCGATATTGGTGGCAAAAACACACTATAGGATCACCGTATTTTGTTCCTACTGGAGACGGTGGCACTGAACGCAAAGAAAGTCAATTTCAATACGGAATTAACATGCTTGAAGAAAGCATGGGACCAGGTGTTTTTCATCCAGAAACTATCTTTCAATCAAACGACACAAGTGACATACTTTGGAACCTCCCTAGGCTGCTTAACTTTATGCTTGGGTTGTACGATACAGACGAATTAGGATTTGATGGTCGTACTGAATTTTATTACTTACCAGTCGTAGACGCCTGGCGTTACGATCAAAATTCAGATTCAAGTGCTTTTTCAACAGACGATCTTATTGACATAAGTGTTTCTGGAAGGCCATTTGGTGAGTTTTTAGATTCTATTCTTACGTTGACAGGTCATGTGCTAATTGCATATCCAAGCGAATTTTGGGCTGGTGAGTTGTCAAGAAGGTATTGGATTTCGCCAATAGAAAACCAACAACCTTTGTTTGACGATGAAGAGTTTACAGAACAGTTTGAACACAGCATTGTTTCTGGCGGAATGTTGCCAACAGTTGTTCGTGGAGGGACTGAAGTAATTACAGACCCGACCCTGGATATGGCTCCAGCTTCTATTGCTGCATCTGTACCTGAATTTATTAACGTATTTTTCCGAAACGCATTTTATGGCGGTGCGCCAAGCGAATACATTGAAGAAAACCCCGAACACAATCCGGCTTTGTCAGATTACCAAGTAGTCCAATCACTAGACGAAAGTTTGAACCTTCGTCCAGACATTTTTTGGAAGGGTAGACTTCATTCTGTTTACGCTACTTTACCAGCCGTTAAACAATACTCAAATGAAGAAACAAGTTGGACTAACGAAAACGCATGCGTTAATCAAGCAAAC